TATCTTAACTGAATTAAAAGAACGTGGAAAAATATCCGAAGAAGAAATAAATAGAGAAAAATATTTAGGGCTTTATGAAGCAGCAAAAGACTTCCTAAATAATGCCTCAAAGTGGCCTAGGGAATGGCGGGGAGAGAATATTAACACGCTAATTAAAGACTGTGAAGAAATCTATGAAACTGATATTTGGACTAAAAGAGAAGCATTCTTTAGAAATGGATTAGAAAAAAGAAAAGCCTGTAATTCATTAGAATGGGCAATTAATAAAATGGAGGAATAAATATGTCAGCGAAAGATAAAGCGATAGAAAAAATAGAAGAGATAAGTATTAGGTTGGAAGCCCACAAAGAATTACTTGAACAATTACAAGATATAGAAATGATTTGGGATAACCTTGATTGGCAGAATTGGCAAGAGCCGCACCACTTTAGTATAGAATTACCTAGAGTAATGGCGTCTATTGAATATGAGATTCAAAGAATAGAAAACAAGTTGGAGATGGTATAATGTTATGGACAGAAAAATATAGACCAAAGAATATAGGGGAATTGATAGGGCAAGAGAGTTTCAAACTCGATGCTGAGAACTGGATTGAATTAGGTAATATGCCTAATGTGTTATTACATGGTCCTGCTGGAGTAGGTAAAACTGCCGCAGCAGCAATTTTAGCAAGTGCGCTACTTAAAGATTCAATAGAATCTAATTACCATGAGATAAATGCGTCTGATGATAGGAGATTAGAAATTGTAAGAACGTCAATTAAGGATATTTCTCAGCAGCGAGTTATTGGAGATGCACCTTTCAAAATTATTCATCTTGATGAAATGGATGGTATGACTCCCGATGCTCAAAATGCACTCAAGCGTATTATGGAACGCTATGCTGATAACGTTAGATTCGTTATTACTGCTAATGATAGAAGCCGTATTATTTATCCGCTTCAATCCCGATGCGCTAATTACTTTTTCCAAACAATAAGAGGAGAAGCCATTAGAACACTATTGCAGCGAATATTAACGAATGAAAATAAGCCAATACCTTCTGATGAAGATTTGGATTCCTTTATAGCCTATTACAACGGTGACATTCGTAGAACAATAACGGAATTGCAAGCCGCACTTGCTACGGGGGTAAGCCTAAGAAAACAAGCCGACAAAAGTTTAGAACAATATGATAAGATTCTAAATTGGTTTGAAGAAGGCAAATTTAATTTAGCCCATGAAGCATTACATAATTCTCTTTATTCAGGTAAATCCGTCAAGGATATTTGTTTTGGGTTGCACGAAGTTGTAATTAAAAGCACATTAGAAGACTCTTCTAAATTTAAATATTTAAGAGTGGTTGGTGAAACTGAATGGAGAGGAAATTCAATGACTCCGAGAGTATTAGTCTCTTGGATGATAGCACAAATGAGGTAATCCACAAGTGGATATAAAAACGAGGTGAAAACAATGTTAGAAGAAATGAAGAACGAGATAGAAGCATATGCCAAAAATGTTGGCGTGACTGTTGATGAGGCTGAAGCCGTATTCAATAGTATCGCAACAGATAATGGCTTAGACCTGAATAACCTAATGGAGTTAAAAGTCGCAAGAAGCGTCTTTCGCTCCAAATATGGTCAGGCAATGAACAGACAAAAGAAGACAGAAAGTGGTGGAGAAGAAGGTAATGATTCCTTTGCATCTTTTTCAAAGAAGGCAACAGGGTTCTTTTATTCTGTTGATGGAGCAAGGAATTGGCAAGAGTACCGCATCAATCAAGTGGTCGCTGAATATAACCGAGATGCTAATGCCGCTATAACTGCCGGTAAATGTGCAGTCGTAGTATTACATGAAGATGGCTATGAGTTTTTAAGAGCCAATGATGGGGAGATAGTTTCGGCTGTTTATCCTACACTACCTGAAGGAAAAGCAATTGTTGAAGTGGATGATGATAAGTGGGTTATGCCACTTGATGATAGAGCAACATGGGGAAGTGGGGATAAAAACCCTAACTTTGGAAAGCCTATTGATGAAGAAGCATGGACTAGGAAAATGCTGTTTTTGGGTAAAGTTGGTAGTGAAGAATATGAATTATTCACAATGACTACTAAAGGTAAGATTGCACAAGAATGGAATCCTAATACTTTTGAATGGTGCGAGTTTACTTGTATTCGTGATAGTCGAGGACAAAATGCGCTTTATGCAAGGAAGGATGGAAGTACCATTTCATCCTATACTGCTACTGAAAGTGAGGATTCAATAATGGATTTAATGATGGAGCATTTAACTTTAACTCCATTGGTTGCTTTGGAAACCTATCATGCTGATGCTCCAAAATATAGCACAGTTATTACTGATGGAAATGTTTCCAGTATGAATTTGAATAGGTCCACTAATGGTAATGCTACAATTTACATTAGTGATTTAAATGCTGATTTTGATTATGATGGTGAAGGTCATTCCTCAACACCTTGTTGGGTTCCTGAACATATTAAAATTGATTTTGGTATAGGTAGTAATGTGGTTGTAATTGGCCGCACTTCCCAAAGAGAAGTAGATGGGGAATTAAGCAATATGTCTGTAAACGTATCAGGAATATACGTTGTAGATAGACACGGTTCAGTATCAGATGATGCTGCACCCGCTGAAGACGGAGGTTTTTGGTGGGATTGAATCTTTGAAAATGGGAGGGTTAATTTGTCGGGGTTGACCCTCCCTCCTTTCAAGGGGGGATAATATGAGTATTACAAGTATGAGTGGAAAAGCGTCGGGCGCAGTAGATAAAGATGTTCAGAAGGAACTTCAATATCAAAACTGGAAAAAACAGGCTGCGGAAAAGCGTGAAGAACAATTGAAGAGGGAATTTTCCCATCAAATTATTTCTATCGCTGCTAAACCAAAGTTAGGTAAATCGGGATTAGGATTAGATATTCGCACAAAGGAAGAGATTGAAGAAGGGTACATTATTCGCTTCTTAGATTTTGATGATGGGGCGGAAGTCACATGGAAAACTTGCTGGAATAACGATGAGGGCATTTACGTCTATTGTCCTAATCACATTAATAGTGATGGAACTGAGAATTACGCACTGACTAAGCAGAACGCTATTAATTTCCTTAGAGAAACTACTGAGATGATTTCAGAAGGTGTGAAGGTTAGAGCAATAATTGTTGATGGGATGGATAAATTAAATGATTGCGTCACTAATAAATTACGCTATGAGATAAACAAGGGTGATAGGAAGAAGATGACTAATCCTATTTCACCAACACAATACGGTGCAAGGAATATAGACCATGATGAGGTCTTCAGAAACGCTCTAATGATTGATGCTGATAAAGTGTTTATTACACATTTGAAGCCAACATTTAGCGACCATATGAACCCTACACCTACAGGTTTTGTACCAAATTGGAACAAAGATGTGCCGGATAGAATGCACCAAATGATTAAAATTAGCGATGAATCATTAGGTAAGAATGTAAAATATGTTGCTAGACTTTTGGCTAGTAAAACTAATCCTAGCATGGTTGGTAAAACATGGACTATCTTTGAGTCGGATGGTAAAACGGCAAAATGGAACGGTATTCCTGAAATGAGGAATCGAGAAGTTTGAGTTTCGCTACACATGGGGTTTGTCAAATAAAAAGTGGAAAAGGATATTCACATAGATGAAGGGCTTTTTCTTGGCTGGTTTGGTCCGTTCACTTCCCCTCTTAGCGAAAGCAAGGTGATTAAAATGAGAATAGAAATAAATAAAAAACAGATGTTAGATGCGTTGAAAAATGTAGAGTTAAAAGGAAAATGGTCTTCTGTATCAGGACTATCTTCAAAAGGTATTGGAAACTATGTTCAATTCCGCATAGTTAATAACTCTCTATTATTATGTAATTCAGATGAATCCACAACAGCAGTTAAAGCGATTAATGTTGAAACTGAGGATGCAGGTTCTTTTGTTGTGGAAATAGAAACGGTTAGGAAATACCTATCAAAAATGGGGGATGAATTAAAAATAGTGGCTGATGATACAGTCGTTATTACTTCTGAAGGAAAGAAGGCTACAATGCCGATTGTAGTTAGACACCCTTATGAGGGTAGAATAGAACGCTTCTTGGAATATTGGCCTTTTAATTTTAATGCTGAAATGGACGGGCTGTTGAAATTTGGTTCAGTACATATTGATGCTGGGATTCAAATAACTGGGACTCATCTTAAAGAGGCTATAACTGCATGTGAAGTAGTAAATAATGGAATATACAAATTAAATTATATTTGTGGAGATGAAGTAGTCAATGATAAACTAGTATTATCTTCCAATAAACAAATTTCGTCTTATGAAGAAGACGTATTAATTTCCCGTAGTACAGGGGAATCTTCCACCGTTTCTTTCAGTGGACCCCTTCATAAGTTTTTCAATGATGATGAAATAATCAACATGTATATCGGTGATGACCAGCCGATTTTAATGATTGGTAATTCTAATTCAGCAATTGTTCGTGCGCCGAGGTTAGATGTATGATAATAACATATTTAGAAGCAGATAAAACTATCAGATTAAGATGGAGAGATTCTAGTAGGATTCGACAAGAGAAGATTATAGAAGATTTTTCTCCATATTTTTTTATTGATAGCGATGAAAGAAGACCAAACGATTATAAAACCACAATGACTGTTAGCGGGAAAGATGTCAAGATTACAGGATTCTACAAATACAAAGAAGGCCACTGGTCTACAATTGATGGAAAACCTTTGACAAAAGTATTCTATGACAATCCTAAAGATACCTACAAGGCTAGAAAAAAGTTCAAGCAAACATGGGAGGGCGACGTGCCTATTCTAAGGCGCTATTGCGTTGATGAATTGAAGGCTGTTCCTGAATATGAATTGCGAAAATGGTATTGGGATATGGAATGGTTGCCTGATGAGCATGAACATAGTGGCGCTATTACTTGCATTGCTGTTTATGATAATTATTTAGAGCAGTCTTCACTTTATTATTGGACTGAGATGACTGATGAGAAAGGTTCTATTGTGTTTTGTGACGATAATGGGGTAGCGAATTATCATTATGCTACTGAAAAATCTATGCTTGAAGCGTTCTTAGGAGCGATTTCAGAACAAGACCCTGATATGATGATAGCATGGTGGGGAATGCAGTCTGATATTCCTAAGATAATTGAGAGATTAGCGGCAAATGGTTTAGACCCACGAAAACTTTCACCTTATAATGAGGTTAAAAATGTTGGATATAAGCATATTGGCAATTTAGATTTTGGTTCTATTGACCAGCCAATCAGGGGTAGAATAACTCTCAATCTTGATTTAGCATTTGAAAGACAGTGGATGGATTCTCAGCGTGGAACATTGCCGAGCAATTCTTTAGAGTATTGTGCAAGTGTTTCTGTTGGTGAAGGTAAAAAGAAGGATTCTATTTTCACTGATAGAAGCGAGTTTTTCATGAAAGCATGGAGGGAAGATACTCAAAATTATTTTGATTATTGTGTTCAGGATGCCGAATTGATGTATAAAATAGATGAGGAAATGGGATTAAGTGAAGGGGTATTAGCATTGCAAAAATTAGTATTAGCACCCTTTGAGGCTTGTTTTTTCGTATCACACATGGGCAGCATATATTTCATGAGAAACGCATGGTGGAAAGCACCCACTGGAAAGAAGGGACCGAAGGTTGAATATGATGGAGCGATGATTTATAATCCGCTCGATGAAGGAACCAACGGTTTACATTTAGGTGTGGCTGCATTCGACTTTGCATCTCTTTATCCGAGTTGTATTTTGGCTCGGAACATTTCATGGGAAACTAAAAGTGAAACTGAAACTAAACTGAAAGTGAATCTAAAGACTCCGAGAGATTTCTCAGAAGTTAAGAGTGAAGATTTGAGATATTACAAGACTGATAAGTTAGGTCTGTTGCCAAAGGCTATTCACACCTTGAAGCCCTTGAGAAAGGAATATAAGATTAATATGCTTGAGGCTTTGAAGGTTGGAAATAAGAATGAATACGTTAAGTGGAACTCTATGCAAATGGCTGTAAAGCGGTTACTTGCGAGTTTTTACGGCGTGGTTGCGCTTCAAGGCTTTGGCTGGGAAGACGTAGATTTAGCCGCTAGTATAACTGCTAGTGCAAGAGAGGCAATTAGAGAAGCGGCGTTTAAGGTGGAGGGATTAGAATGAGTAGAAGAACTGATAGTGAAGGGAGAGCGCAACCTTCTGAAAAGCCAATTAGAAAATATTGGGCAGAAAGCCCATTAGGAAAATATTTGAATCAAAGTAGCCGTAGTGATTCTGATAGAAATTGTATGG